GTTGAATACATCCCTAGCAACTTGTTTAATCTTGTCTTTTGCTGCTTTGTACTTGGCGCCGTGTGTTGTTTTCTTATCCTGATAATACTGATTACCCCATTTCTTTCCTGATTTATCGCTAACTCTGTCAACTGTAGTGCTCGTAGTTGGCTCTGGTCTGGTCATAGGAGTTCGTTTTATTTTTTGGGCAGGTTCTTCCTTTGTATCAGGGGATTGCTTTTGTTTTCTGCGTTCGATGTCCTGAGCCATGCCAATAGCGTCTAATGCACTTATACCTTTATTAGACACTATACGTTTAGCTCTGGATATAACATTATTACTTAACGAAGATCCGTGCTGTGCTTGTATTTGAGCTATCTGGTCAACGGTTAAATTTTCGTCTTCTAGAATTATATCGCTGATTTTCATTACTGCTTTTTCCTTCCGCTAGCCCAGTATCCGGCAATTGCCCCTATACCTGCGCCAGTAGTGCTAGATATTTTGTTTTTAGACACTTTAGGTACAACTTTACTGCCTACGTATGCTCCAGCTGCTGTTGCTGCAGCTCTTTTTAACTTACTTGGCTCATTGCTAACGGGCGTATCTTTGTAGGCTCGTTCTCTTTTCATAGAAATCAAATGATTGAATATTTCTGTAGTTTGTGCTTTTACTGAACGCAAAGACTGTAGAATTTTTGCAACCACATATTGCTTCTGGCTGTATTTTAAATTATCCCAGTCTACAACTAAGCGTCTTAGTTGTTTGTATAATGCGTTCTTGATACTTAACTGAGATTCAAGTCTAATTAGAAATGCAGACATTTCACTTTTTGTAATATCTGTGGTTGCTACTGTACGCATCATTCTGTAATGTCTGCGATTATCAAAACTTAAACTAGCAAGCGACTTTTCAACACTGCCTTTAAACCTTAAACTTTTGTAGTCTGGGTTCTTAATTGCAAACCCCAACATATATAAATCTGTTGCTGCTGTTCTATAAGCAGCATAAGGTCCGTATTGTGATGTTTTTTGTGCATAGGCTTTTGCATAATCTCGTTGATCGCCATCTTGCGAGAACATTAATACTGCTAGTGTTTCTAGAAAAAATACGTCTGCAATATTTTGCGCAGACATACGGCGAAATCCATCTGTGTTTCTATACAGTCTGCTTTCGCATAAATCCTCAGAATTAACCAGTAAGAGATCCATTATGCTCCAGGCTTCCCGGAGCCGAAATTCAATCTGCTAAATTCTAATCTATCAACTAACTTTAACGCATTGCCAATCCTGTCAACTGCTACGAAACCTTCCTCGCCAGTAACTTCAAATCCGTCACCTGTTTCTACAAAAGTTCCTATTTGCCTGATTTGTTCTAACTTTTTAACTATACGAATTTTTGCTTCGATCAACTTTAAATATAAATCGTATACTGCAACAATTCCAGGAATGTGCTCTTTGATAAACTTAACACCGCCTACCATTTTTTCAGTTTTAGCATCTTTAGTTTTTTGCATAGAAACTTTGTCTATTTCTTTCTTCATAAAGTTAACATATTTTTCAACAAAGCCTTGCGCAAATTTAGTAGGCTCATCGAAGTGGCCTTGACGCACTTGATTATTTGCATGAGCTTTTAGCTGTTGCAAAAAGTCTTTACCGATCAAGTCGTTGCCCTTCTCTAGCCAAGAAAATGTTTCAGAATCAACACTCTTTAGATATGATGCTGCATCTTGTATTGCTTGATTGTAGCAGAGCTTTCCTGTGCAGTCATTGTAACAGTGCCGCTAAGATCTTTAATTATCGCATCTCTGTGCCAAACACCATTGGTCTGTCCTAACACACTGCTGTCGAAGCCAAATTTTGCAGTTGTATCAGCTAGTGTTGGGCCGCCTACGTATTCTGTATGCCAAACTATACCAAAGCCTGCTGAAAGAATTTGTTTTCCTAAATCACTATCAGCTGGAACAGCATATGTGATAGTGTTGGGCTTGAATACAATATGTTCTGTATTGTCTATAACAACTTTACGTAAATCTTCTTGTCCTGCGAATAGCATGTCGCCTTGCGCTACAGTGTCCCAATTTAATCCTTGCAAATATTTTAATGCTAATTTTAATTTAGTACGCAATCCGCTCGAATCTTTACCCTTGGGATCTGCATGATTAACATCAATATCTTTGTTTGTAAAATTTATTTTAGGTGTTTGCGCAAAAACGCCCTTAGTTCCTACAAAAAACTTACCTGTTGCAGGATCTTTACCTGCTATAATAGCAGGAGCACCATCCCATTTTGTTGTCATACTGATCGGTGCTTTTGAATTACCTTCCAGCATCGTGTAAACTGTACAAATATTCTACTGCTTCTTTAGCGCCGGCATACCCTTTATTAAATATGTTGTCTTCTAGGTGCTCAAGGTGCGTGTTTTTACCATCCTTGCTTTCTGTAATTACAGATTCAGATAATATGTTAACAACTTTAGGCTTTGATATTTCTATAAACTTCATTATATTCCCGCAAGTAACTTCATTTCATAAATCTTAATTTCTTTTACTGGTATAAGCATTACATGACTAGTCACGCTCTCTGATACAAGAATTTCAAACCCTACATCTTCCCACGTAAACCCTGCGGCCTCTAATACTTTGCACATATGCTGATATGCTTCTTGTCGCATACTTCTTGCAAGTTTAGTGAAATGCGTATATGCCTGGGGGTCACTTTTGGCTAAGCCGCCTTTCTTCATTACTGGAGCAGCTGCTTGTATAAATTTATCTGCATC